GACCCAGTTTACATCTTCACTAGAAACAGATTAATTCCCTAATTAATATGAAACAATTATTAATTGACTACACCTTATTTAATGTAACTCCTGAACTTATCTCGGAGTCTCAGAAATCTAATGGTGGTAAAGTAATCGTTAGTGGTGTGTTACAGAGAGCTGAAGCACAAAATCAAAACGGTAGAGTATACCCTAAAAATATTTTAGAAAGGGAGGTTGAGAAATATCTTAATCGTGAAGTAGCTGAAAGGAGGGCACTTGGTGAACTTGACCACCCAGATTCAAATGTAGTCAATTTGAAGAATGTATCACACAACATCAGAAATGTTTGGTGGAGTGGTGATGATGTGATGGGTGAGGTTGAAATTTTACCAACACCATCTGGAAATATATTAAAGGAACTTTTAAAGAGTGGGGTAACAATTGGTATTAGCTCACGTGGTATGGGGTCTGTTAGACAAATGTCTGAGTCACATTGTGTAATGGTTCAAGATGACTTTGAACTTATTTGTTGGGACTTTGTAAGTAACCCAAGTACACATGGTGCTTTTATGAGGCCTACTGGTGTAAATGAATCAGTATCTCAACCACAACCTGACAGATACAATCGTGTAAATACACTTGTTAGTGACATTTTATGTGAATTGAGTTGTAAATGTTCACTTCCTCAAAAGTCTAAATAAACATTTTTAAAAAATAGGAATAATATCGTGGCTAATAAAGTACCATCAATGAAAGAACTAATGAAGTTAGACAAAAAGGTCAATGAGTCTAATGAACTGAATGAAGGTTCTTCAAGAGAAGAAAGAAAGATTGCATTATCAGCAGCAAAGCGTATCGCTAAATACAGACAAGTTGATCTTAAAGTTGCTATTCGTGATCTTGTAAATGCAGCACAAGATTTAGAGAAATCAAACGGCAAAGTCAATTAAAAATATGAAACTGACAAGCATTATAAAGGAGATAAAAAGAGAAGCATGCCCAGCAGCTACTCAAAATCTAGAATTAAATACTAAAAATAGAGACTCAGCAATCAAAGCTGAGCATATACAGTATGGTCCTTTAAATGTATCTGAACCAGGAGATTATTGGAAAGATATAGCTGAGTATTGGAATACAACTGAAGAAGCAGCTAAAAAATCCAAATGTGCTAACTGTGTTGCTTTTGATATTTCTCCTAGAATGGATGAGTGTATGCCGGGGGTTACTTCTGATGATGATGGTAGATTAGGGTATTGTTGGATGCATCATTTTAAATGTCACTCCGCTCGTAGTTGTAGAACTTGGGCTAAAGGTGGTCCGATTACTAAAGACGAAGTATCTTTAGATTGGCAAGAAAGAAATGACTAGAACTTTACTCATTTAACAAAATTAAACTGAAAAGTCTAAATAAACATTTTTATGAAAAACAAAAGTTATGAGATTTATGGTGCTCCTAATTCTGTGAGAGTGCCAAAAGATGGTATTGAGGGTGCTATTAAACTTTGGAAGAATAGACTCTACAAGAATGATACTATCCAAAAGTTACGTGATAGAAAGCATTATGTAAAACCATCTGTTACAAAACGTAAACAAAAGAATGATGCAGAGTTTAAACAACAATGTGAATCTAATAGGTTTAAACAGTACTTGAAAAACTCAAACTCTATTTAAGTTTTTATCAATTTAGTTATATTTATATAAAGTTTATGTGATTAAATACACTATCTCTATATAGTGTCGTTCACACTTTTTAATCTTATATTGTAGCTCCTAATAGCTATATTTCCTAAAATAAAAATTAAGGAGATTTTTTAATTATGTCAAAGGATTTGCTCAAAGACGCAATCGCTGACGCTAAAGCTCTTAGAGAGACTGCAATCGCAAACGCCAAGTTAGCTTTAGAAGAAGCATTTACGCCAAAGATTGAATCAATGCTTTCAGACCAAATCACCGAAGCTTATAACGAAGAGGAAGAAGTCGAAGAAATGGCTCATGATGAGAAAGAAGTTGAAGAAATGGCTCATGATGAGAAAGAAGAACTCGTAGAAGCGAAGCATGATGACGAGGAACTTGATGATATCATCAAGGAACTTGAAGAAGCTGCTCACGAAGACGAGGAAGTCGAAGAAATGGCTCATGGTGAAGAGGAAGAGATGGTTGACGAAGCTATCGACCTTGACCTTGAATCACTCATCGCAGAACTTTCCGAAATGGAAATGGATGATGAGGAAGAGATGGTTGATGACTCGTCTGAACTTGAAGAAGCCTACAACACCATTGAAGAACTTCGAGGTACTTTAAATGAAGTCAATCTGTTAAATGCTAAACTCTTATACAGTTTAAAACTGTTTAAGTCTAACAACATGGGTGATACTCAGAAAGCTAGTGTAATTGAAACATTTGACCGCGCTAACTCTGTTAGAGAGGTTAAGTTGATTTACACAACTATTTCTGAATCTTTACGTGGAACTACTGGTTCCCAAAAGAAAGCTATCTCCGAGGGATTAGCCTCAAAGCCGATTGGTTCGACAAAACCAACAAACCAACCTATTGTTGAAAGCAATGGGTTCTCAGACCGCATGAGAAAACTTGCTGGTCTACTTTAACCTAAAAACAAAAGAAATTTTTCAAAATGGAAAATAACATTTCAAATTTGTTACATGGTGCTAATGACGCTTGGAGACAGCAGAGAGCCGAAACTAAGGCTTATGTTGATCGTTGGGAAGGTTCCGGCCTCCTCGAAGGTATCAACCAAGAGTACGAAAAGCACAATACAGCCATTCTCTTAGAGAATCAGGCTCGTCAGTTGATGTATGAGGCATCAACAACTTCCCCAGGTCAGACCGCTTCTAAAGAGGACTGGAATGGTGTAGCACTCCCACTCGTTCGTAGAATTTTCGGACAGATCAGCGCTAAGGAATTCGTTAGTGTTCAACCAATGAACCTTCCTTCCGGTCTGGTTTTCTACCTTGACTTCAAGTATGGTGGTCCTGATACCGCTGGTAGATTTACTGGTGACATCATGGGTAACACTTCCGCTTCTTCCGTTCCAACTGGTGGACTTTATGGTAAGAACAAGGGTGGTTACTCCCTCAAGCAGAAGACCGCTACTGTATCACTTATTACAGCCGCTACCGCATCTTGGGCTGAGTTAGGATTCGATGCTGAATTATCTTCCTCTGTTGCAACTGGTGGTGCAAGTGGTGTTGAGACTTTCAAGATTTCTTTCCCAACAACCGCACTTAGCACAGACCTTGACGTTGCTGCTGTTCAGATGTTTGTAGCTACCGCTTCCGGTATCACAGCTGCTAACAACCTGGGTGAGTACAACTACGTCAGTACTGGTGCTACTACCGCTACTAGAATCTTCAAAGGTGAAGACCTCCCAGCATCTTGCTCAATGTTCATTCAGGCAGCTGCCGCTCCTGCTTCAGTTCAGGTAACTTACTTTGAAAATACTCTGAACTCTTACGCTCGTGGTGACTTTGAAGATACTGATCCAATTGAGGGTCCATCTTCTGGTACTAACCTCAATATTCCTGAAGTGAATGTTGAACTCAAGCAAGAGGCACTTGTTGCTAAGACTCGTAAGTTAAAGGTTGTTTGGTCACCTGAGTTCGCTCAAGACCTGAACGCCTACCACAGTATTGACGCTGAGGCTGAGTTAACTTCAATGCTTTCCGAGTACATCGCTATGGAAATTGACCTTGAGATTCTTGGTATGATTGAGCAGGCTGCTCTTCACACCGAGAACTGGAGTGCTGACATTGGAGTAACTCTTGACGCAGACGCATCAACCGCTGGTGCTATCAGTCAGACTGCTGCAGCTGCTTACAACCAAGGTAGCTGGTTCCAAACTCTTGGAACTAAGATTCAGAAGCTCAGCAATAGAATTCACCAGTCTACTATGAGAGGTGGTGCTAACTTTATTGTTGTTTCTCCTGAAGTAGCAACTATCCTTGAGTCTATTCCTGGATACGCAGCTAACACTAACGGTGACCAAGCTCAGTTCGCTATGGGTGTTGCACAAGTTGGTGCTGTTGCTAACAGATTCACAGTTTACAAGAACCCATACTTCTTGGATAACGTTCTCTTGATGGGCTTCCGTGGAAGTCAGTTCCTTGAGACTGGTGCAGTTTACGCTCCATACATTCCATTAATTATGACTCCGCTTGTATACGATCCAACCAACTTTACCCCAAGAAAGGGTGTCATGACTCGCTACGCTAAGAAAGTAGTTCGTCCTGAGTTCTTCGGTAAGATTAACATTGGTGGATTAGATACTCTTTAAAATTTACTTTAAGTTTATTTTAAGTTTGATATGGGAGAGGGCTTCGGCTCTCTCCTTTTTTTTATCAATTTAAACCCAATTTGTTGATATTTATAAAAGAAAAACTATGGCAGCTGGACAATACTCATTTACAATAGAACAAGGAGCTACCGTTGATTTTCGTATTGATTATACGGATAGTAACGGAGATGCAGTAGACCTCTCAAATTATGAGGCTAGAATGCAAATTAGAAATGCTAAAGGTGGGGCTACATTATATGCTTCATTAAGTTCAAGTCTTGATGCGTGTGGTAGTGGACTAAACATGACACC